GTCGTTACGTGCGACGTGTCTAGCTGGGACTGGTCTGTGCAAGGCTGGGACTTTAGCAACCTCGTGAGCGTGGCCACTCAGGGCTACCGCACCGAGGGGGTCGCGAATTTCGCGGAGTCCCGGTACATTGCGCTCGTCGTTAACGCCTACCAGGCGTGGAGCAAGGCTCCGATCATGACTTCCGACGGGTACCTCTTTGCGAGGCCCGCCGGGGTGTGGCCCTCCGGCCTCTACACCACGTCCGCGGACAACTCCGCCAACCGCGTGATCAACCATGTGATCGCGGCTCGGCGCGCGGGCGTGGAGCCGGAAATCATCGCGAACGGCGATGACTCAGTGGAGCGCGCTATGCCTGAAGCGGTTGAGATTTATCTCTCGCTCGGCAAGCGCGTCCGCGAGGTCCAGGAGCAGAGCGTCGCTAAGTTTAGCTTCTGCTCGCACCTGTGGACCCCTCGCGGGGCTGTCCACCAGTCGATTGGCAAGACGCTTTATAAGTATCTTTGCGACCCGACGGAGGAGGCCTTCATTGGCGTCGCCCACGCGATCCGCCACCGCCCAGACGCCGCCGAGCTCTTGGAGTTCATGGCGGCAGCCCTTCCCACACTGGCTAGCCGGTGCTGAGGGAGGGCCAGCACAAATTAGCATGGCCAATGGAAAAGGGAAAGGGAAGGGCAGGCGCGGCCGCCGGCGTCCCGGAGCCGCCCGCACACGTGCGGGCATGGCTAGGGATGGTTCGGGAGGCCGAGGCGACCTTGCCACGCGAATGCTGGCGGCGATTCATCCGAGCGATCGGGTGCTCGCCCGCTATGCTGCCGCGCTCGTCGACCCCCGCTCCGCGCCTGCGGTTGGCGTCCCCATCTCCCCCGCCTACCCGTCCCAGAAGCTCAAGCTTCGTTCGCAGTTCACTGCGTACGCTGGGACGGACGGCTGGGTGAAGGTCGTCGTTCATGGCTCTGCTGCTAACGACGGAGAAGCCGGGCTCTACAGCACCGGCGCCTCAGCGCCGGGCGGGGTTCTGTCCCGCTTGGCGGCCACGGGTGATTCCTACGCGCAGAACAACAGTCCGTACACCGAGGCCAACTTTACGGCCGCGGCGAACAACGGGCTTGATTCTCGCTGCGTGGCGATCGGGCTGTACTGGCAGTACGCCGGAACAGTCCTCAACCGTGGAGGTACCTACTACTCCGTCGTCAAGCGCGAGCACTACGACGACTACGATGCGCTCCCGGCGAGCACGATCGCTACCCTCGCTGGCGCCGAGTTCGGGGCCCTGGACGACAAGGAACACCATTGCGTCTGGGCGCCCGGGAACCCCGCCGCGTGGGCCTCGCTCGACGTCACTCGCCAGGACCACAACGCCAACTCCCTCGAGAACGCTGGAACCGACATCAAGATCGGTCTCCTCGTCGCCGGCAACACCGGCACCGCGATCCAGTGCCAGATCGTTGAGCTTTGGGAGATCACCGGCGCGGCGAACCGTGTGTCCCACACGGTGACGCCCGTCGCCCCGAACGCTCACGCTCTCCACGGTCACCTCGCCACCCG